CCCACCGGCACGTCGAACAGGTTGCGCGTCTCGGCGACCGCCGCCACCGACGTGACGCCGGCCAGCGCGGCCAGCCGCCGCCCCGACCCGCCCCGCGCCGCGGCGAACGGCGGCACCCCGGCCGGCAGCGCGCTGCTCGGCGCCAGTCCCACGATCGTCACCCGCTCGTCCATCGGCTCGCTCCGTCACGCGCGCTTGTGCCGCTGGCGCTATGGTATTATAACCCGCAGGCCCGCGCCAGGCCGCGCCGCCGGAGGTCCCGTGAGCGTCGATACTGCTCCCCACTCCCTACACGCAGAAAAAGCGCCCGAGCAGTCGCCCCAGGATCAGTACACCATCCAGCAGTGCGGTGAGGCCCTCACCGACTCGCTCGGCAACGTCGCCGCCGCCGCCCGCGCCCTCCACTGCGACCGCTCCACCCTCTACGACTACATCCACCGCTACCCCGCTCTCGCCCGCATCACTACCGACGCCCGCGAGGCCCTCATCGACCACGCCGAGTCCGCCCTGCGCGCCGCCGTCCTGGAGAAGCAGGGCTGGGCCGTGTGTTTTACGCTGAAGACGCTCGGCCGCGACCGCGGCTACATCGAGCGCGTCGAGCAGGCCCACACCGGCCCCACCGGCAGCGGCCCCGTGGAGTTCACGATCAACCTCGCCGGCCCCCGCTCGGCGGCCCTGCGCGCCGCCCACGCGGACGACCCCCGCGAGCTGCCGCCGGAGGCGTAAGCCGTGGTCCTCACCGCCCCGCCGTCGGACGACCCGCTCCGCTTCGCCTACCAGCGCCCCTGGGTCTACCCCAAGCAGGAACTAGCGATCTGGAGCGAGGCCCGCTACGCCTGCATCGAGGCCTCGACTAAAAGCGGCAAGGCCCAGCCCCTCGATGCGGCGGTCTGGACCCCGGACGGCCCGCGTCCGATGGGGACTATGGTGCTAGGCCAGCGTGTCCTGACCCCTACCGGCCAGGCCACGCTAGTCGGTATCTACCCGCAGGGGGACCGCGCGATCTACCGCGTCAGCTTCTCTAACGGCGCGGCTACCGAGTGCACGGACGATCACCTCTGGGAGGTCCACGGCCTGCGCCCCGGCCAGCCCGCCGTGCTGACGACTGCTCAGCTCCGGGCGATTCCCGCGCGCCGGCGTCGGAAGCTCTGGGTACCCGTAGCAGAGCCGGTGGAGATGACGCCGCGCCCCGTGCCGATGGACCCCTACTTGCTCGGGGTCCTGCTCGGGGACGGTGGCCTGACCACCGATACTATCCGGTTCGCTACCACGGACCCCGAGATCGTGGACTCTGTCGCGGCTGCTACGGAGCCCTGGTATGAGGTGCGGCACGACGACCGCTGCAACTACCGGGTCGCCACCCGCGTTTCCTACCAGCGCATCCCCCGCGCCGAGCGCCTAGGGGCGGTCCTCCGCGACCTCGACGTGTGGGGCCGCTACGCGCACGAGAAGCACGTCCCCGCGCTCTACCGCTACAACAGCACGGACGTGCGCCTCGCAGTTCTGCAGGGGCTCCTCGATACCGATGGCTGGGTCGACGCGCGCGGCCAGCCCGAGTTCAGCACCAGCTCGCCTACGCTGGCGACCCACGTAGTCGAGCTAGTCGAGAGCCTGGGGGGCCTCGCGCGCATCCGTGAGCAGCCGACCCCCGGCCGCTTAGCCCATCGCGTCCGCGTCACCCACCCCGACGCACCGTCCCTCTTCCGCCTGGCCCGGAAGCGCGCGCGCGCGCGCCCGAAGGTCAAGCACATGCGCCGCACCATCCGGGCGATCACCCTGGTCGCCACGCGCCCGGCGCAGTGCATCCAGCTCGACGATCCCCGCGGCCTCTACCTGACCGACCGCTTTATCGCTACCCATAACACCGTCGGCTGCCTCCTCTGGTTCGCCGAGCAGGCCATGCAGGGCGGCCCCGGCCGCAACTACTGGTGGGTCGCTCCCATCTTCGCCCAGTCGAAGATCGCCTACCGCCGCCTGAAGTTCGGCCTGCCCGCCGACCTCTACCACGCCAACGACGGCGAGATGACGCTCACCCTGCCGAACGGCGCCGTCCTCTGGTTCAAGAGCGGTGAGAAACCAGACTCGCTATATGGCGAGGACGTGTATGCCGCCGTCATAGATGAAGCGTCGCGCGTCCGGGAAGAGTCCTGGCACGCGGTCCGTTCCACCCTTACCGCTACTCAGGGGCCCATCCGCATCATCGGCAACGTGAAGGGCCGCAAGAACTGGGCGTTTCGCCTCGCCCGCCGCGCCGAGGCCGGCGAGCAGAACATGTCCTACCAGAAGATCACTGCTCACGACGCCGCCGCGGCTGGCGTGCTGGATCCCGAGGAGGTGGCCGACGCCGAGCGCCTGCTGCCCCCGGACGTCTACAAGGAGCTGTACCTGGCCGAGGCCAGCGAGGACCAGGGCAACCCCTTCGGCTATGCCGCCATCGCCGCCTGCGTCGGCCCGCTCAGCAGTGCGCTCCCCGTCGTCTGGGGCTGGGACGTGGCCCGCAGCCACGACTTCACCGTCGGCATCGCGCTCGACGCGGAGGGCGCCGTCTGCCACTTCGAGCGCTTCCAGATGCCCTGGCCCGAGACGATCGACACCATCGAGCGCGTCACCCAGGACGTGCCCGCCTGGGTCGACGCCACCGGCATCGGCGATGCCCCGACGCAGGAGCTACAGCGCCGCCGCAGCAACTTCAACGCCTTCCTCTTCACCGGCTCCAGCAAGCAGGCGCTGATGGAGGGGCTCGCTATCGCCATCCAGAGTCGTCGCGTCCGCTACCCCGCGGGCCAGATCAAGACCGAGCTGGACGACTTCGAGTACGTCTATACCCGCACCGGAGTCCGCTACTCCGCGCCAGAGGGCGCGTTCGACGACGCGGTGTGTGCCCTGGCCTTAGCCAACCTTCATCGGCAACAGGCCCTGGAGGGCGGCTGGAGGCTGCTGTGACCCCCGCCGACTTTGCCGCGGCCGTGGTACGCGAGCTGGATGCGCTGCTGCCGGCGTGGTGCCGCCAGTTCTTCCGCCCCGTTGTGCGCCACTTTGCAAACTACCGCCAGGCGGAGCCGGTCTACGTCGTCGGCCTGCGCGCTACGCACGCGATCGAGGTCCCGGTTGGCGGCGTGCTGGCCGCCGCGCAGGCCGTTGCGCTGGAGGACGGCTTTACGCCCGGCCCCTATGGCATCTGGACCACGAATCCCGGCGCCGTCGCCTACCCCGTGGACCCAGACCTGCTCGCTAGTCTTTCCGAAGAGCACGCGGCGCGGTTCGTCACCCATACCGCCCACGCGCTACTCGGCGTGGCCTGGCTCAGCGGCATCCTGCCGCCGCACCGGCCGCAGCCCGCACCGCCGGGGCCGGTGCGGCGGGCGGACTAGGTCTCGAGGGCGGGGAGCGGGAACTGCGTCCCGCAATGGGGGCACTGCACGATTGCGGCTTCTGTGTCCGGCTGGGCATCGTGCTGGCGCTGCATGCCGGCAAACTTCCCAACCGCCCCGCGCCCCTTCACGCCCTGCGAGCCCTTCGGCACTGGGCTAAAGCTGCGAACGACCTGGGCTACCTGCGGGGGACTCGGCGCGGCGGGAGCGCTCTGGCGCACCGCGGCAGCATACACTGCCCTGGCGACCTCTGGCTCACGCGCCACCGGCGCCAACGCGCGAGCGGTCGTGGTGGGCAGCGTCCCCGGCTCCAGCGCCAGGATGCGCTCCATCCGTGCTGCCTGCACTTGCTGGTAGAACCAGGCTTGCTTTTGCTGGAAGCGGTCCAGGCAGTAGGCGCGCCAGCTCTCGTAGCCTAGTGCCTCCCAGCCGCGACCCTCGTACAGCTCAAGGAGTGTTTCGCGGAGGTTGGTGAGCTGCTCCCCAGCTACGGTCATGTGATCTACCACCGCCTTCGTCAGACGCTCAGCAGCCTTCTTGCTGAGTATAGTCGTCGCCACCGCGGTCATTCCCAGCCTCCCTTATACGCGTAGAAACCGTGGCCAGGTTATACGCGTATAAGGGGACGAGCGCTACCCGGCTTGCTGCTGTGCGCCCCATCGCGCATGCTAGCGTGTGGAGGTGGCGCTGATGGCCGACGGCCTGCTCGACCGCCTGGGGGCTAGCCTGCGCGCGCTGGTCAGCCTCTACGGCCCCCGCGCCGACAGAGCAGCGTTCGGACTTTTAACCGGCATCCTGCCCGGCGGGCGCGGCGAGCTGTCTCCCCGCGGCACCAACGAGTACCTGAAAGCCTACTCCGAGTCGCCCTGGCTACGCGCCGTGGTCCAGAAGATCGCCCACGTCGTCGCGACTACCGAGTGGCAGCTCTACGTCGCCAAGGCGCCCCCGGCCGCCCCCGGCGTGACCGGCAAGGTCTATCAGGACCGCGCCTTCCAGCGCGACAGCGACTGGCGCCGCCGTGCCTACCGCCGCAAGGAGCTGGCCAGCACCGGCGACCTTCAGCAGCTCGACACTCACCCCATGCTCGACCTGCTGAACAGTACGAACACCTTCCTCACCGGGCTGATGACCCGCCAGCTCACGCAGATCTACCTGGACCTCGTCGGCGAGGCGTTCTGGGTCAAGGAGCGCAAGACCAAGACCGGCCCGCCCATCGCCGTCTGGCCGATCCCGCCCACCTGGGTCTTCGCCACTCCCACGCCCATCCGTCCCTACTTCGAGGTGCGCTACCGCGGCTGGCAGGTGGAGATCCCCGACACCGAGGTCCTCTGGATGGCCGACCCGAACCCGCTGAACCCCTACGGGCGCGGCGCTGGCATGACCCACGCGCTTGGCGACGAGCTGGACACCGACGAGTACGCCGCGCGCCACACCAAGCTCTGGTTCCAGAACCGCGCCCGGCCGGACGTGCTGATCACCATGGAGGGCGCCAACCCCGCCGAGGTCGCGCGCCTGGAGCAGGACTGGCTGTCTAAGAGCCAGGGCTTCTGGCGGGCGTTCAAGCCGTACTTCCTCAGCGGCAAGGGCAACGTCCAGATCAAGGAGCTGAACCAGACTTTCCAGGACATGCAGCTTATCGAGCTGCGCAAGTTCGAGCGCGACATGGTGATGCAGGTCTACGGGGTTAGCCCCGAGATCATGGGCGTGCTCGCTAACTCGAATAGGGCAACGATCACCGCGGCGGACTACATGTTCGCGCGCTGGGTGGTCACGCCGCGCCTGGAGTTTCAGCGGGCGATCCTCCAGGAGCGCCTGGCGCCGGAGTTCGACGAGCGCCTGATCGTCGACTACGCTAGCCCCATCCAGCGCGACGAAGACCACGAGCTGGCCGTCGCCACCGCCGCGCCCTACGTGCTGACCGTGGACGAGTGGCGCGAGATGCTGCACCTGCCCGCCCTGCCCAAGAAGCAGGGCCAGGTCCACATGGTGCCCAGCACGCTGACCGCGGTGGAGGACATCAGCAGCCACGCGCCGCCGCCGCCGACCATGTTCCCGGCTTCGCCGGGGGGCAGGCTGCCCCCCGGCCAGAAGCCGGGGCTGCTCCCGCCCGGCGAGGCGCCGCCCGCGGACGGCCAGGCGCCCCCCGGCCAGAAGCCGCCCAAGGCCGCGAGCTGGTCTACGCCCGCCGGCACGCTCGCCGCCCAGGCCCAGTGGCGCGGCGTGGCCGGCATGCTCCAGAAGGCCCAGGGCCACGACGGCTTCATGGTTGCCCTGTGGGTGCCTGCCGCCAGCGCCGGCCTGCTCGCCCTGCCCGGCGCCGAGCCGCCCGACCAGCTCCACTGCACGCTGGCCTTCTGCGGCCCCTACCGCCAGGTGCCCGTCGTCCAGCTCGGCGACACGCTGGCGGCGCTGGACGCGCTCGCCGCGGACTGGGCGCCGCTGGACGGCGCGATCGGCGGCTACGGCCAGTTCACCGGCACGGCCGGCCCCGGCGTGGAGGGGGCGCAGGACGTGTTCTACGCCTCGCTCGACGTGCCCGGCCTGGTCGAGCTGCGCCAGGCGGTCGTGACCGTGCTGGTCGCCCACGGCATCCCGCCGCTGGCGAACCACGGCTTCACGCCCCACGTCACGCTGGCCTACCTGCCGCAGGGCACCGCGGCGCCGTCGCCGTCGGTGCAGAACCTGCCGCTCCACTTCGACGCCCTCACGCTGGCGCTCGGCGACACGCACCTGTCGGTCCCGCTCACCGGGCCGCTCTCGGGCGCCATCGTGCCCCTACCGCTACCGCACCCGCAACTCGCCCCAGAGACCCGCGCCGGGCCGTACAGCGTCAAGGAGGCCCATCCCACGATCCCGCCCGCGGAGATCCAGGCGGCGCGAGACTGGTGGCGGCAGGCCGTCGCCCCGACCGCCGGCATTGCCGCGGGCCTGCTAGACGCCGCGCCCGTGGGCGCCCCGCCGGCGGGGCGCCGGACGAACGGCTACGCGGTCACCCGCTTTAACCCGGTGCACGATCCGCATAGCGGTGAGTTCGCTAGCGGTGAAGGCGACGACGGCGGAGCTGCGTCGCCGCGCCCGGCGCTGACCGGTCTCGCGCGGCGCATGGTCGAGGTTGACGTAGCCGGTGACACGCTCCGCGACCTATTCAGCAGCGACCCGGATGCGTCTGCCAATATCGCCGATAACTACAACCTCAACACCGTGACCGATCGCATGCGGGAGCAGGCCGCGCGCCAGGTCCAGGCGCTCAGCCAATGGACGCTTCAGCAGCGCGGCGTGCCGGACCCCGCGACCGTCTGGCGCGCGGGCGAAGTGAGCGCCGAGATTGTCAGTGCCTCGTTGGAGGAGGGCGGCGCGCGGTCCTTCGCTCGCCGTACCGGGATGGACCAAAGCCGCGTCACTGGCTACACTATCCCTCGTGCCGCCATCCTGGTTGACGTGAATGGGGTGAAGGGCAGCCGTCAGCCGTACCCCGGCGAGGCTGAGGTACTGGTCCGCGGCGAGACACTCCGTGCCCCGCCGGCGGGGCGCCGGACGAAAGGCCACGCCGTCACTCGCTACTCCGCAGACCAGCCGCGCGAGCCGGCTGGCAGCAGTGCGGGCGGAGAGTGGGCCGGCGCAGCCGGTGGCTTGCCCGCGTTAGCGCCCGCCCCCAGCGACGCCTCG